CTGTATCATAATAAAATACATCCAGCATTGTATGTAAATCTTCATCATTTGGTGTCAAATCAAATGTTCTAATATTCCCATTGCGCTCTCCATGATTCTCGATAATATCAATTAGTAAATCGGGAATTCTATGAAAATCATATTCTGTCCCATTTTCTGCTGCTAACAATTCAATTGAAAAGAAAAACGCCTTTTTATTCATTGTATATCTCTCCCAACATTTTTTCTTAATTATATTATACCTATCTAATTATTCAATATAATCTGACGTAAAATGTCGGAATATGATATATTTGTTTTGTTATTTACACTTATTATATAGAACGCATGTTCTGTTTTCAATATATAAAATACACAATCTTTTTTCTTTGTTTTATTATCTTAATTCATGTAATATGTCGAAAAACCAGTGAAATCAATCACTGGCCTTTTCGTTATTTTTCATATACACTTACATATTTTTCTGCTGCCGTGATATACAATCCGGATTTAAGCTTGTACATTCTGCCACTGCCGACCTTAATAGGTCCTTCGGTAATGGTAAAGACTTCGTTCGCCTGTACTTTATGATCTACTGCTGAATCATCCCAACTTGCACACTTTCTTACTGCCAGACCGTCCATTAACACTCTGACATATTTTTTCACTTTCGGAAGTTGTACCGGTGCAACTGGCTTTGGTGCTGCCTGTACGTAATCTGCCAGAGCATAGGCAATTGCTGTACAAATCTGCTCGAATTTCTGCTGATATGTAGTGGCATCTGGATCGTTTACAAAGCAGACCTCGATCAGCATAGATTTTGCTTTGGTCTTTTTAATTACATATAATCCGCTACCTTCTTTTACTCCACGGTTCGTGAATCCAAGAGCTGCGATGTACTCACAGACTTCTACTGCATCAGGATACTGTCTACCTTTATAAGTGTACACTTCCACGCCGTGTCCTTTTCTAGCTTTATCATTATTGAAATGAATGCTAATAAAATAATCCAAATCGGTGCGATTCGCCATATTTACAGCTTTCTGGAGATATGCTGACTGTGATGCAGCCTTGTCCACTGTGCAAGGTATGACTTCAACACCGGCTGATTTAAACATTTCTGTCAGTCTGTTACAAACTCTTCTCGTTTCGATGCTCTCTACGATTGCGCCGGAAGTTCCAGATCCGGCACCGGACAAAGTGTGTCCTGCGTTTAATCCAATTCTCATATCCTATTCCTCACTTTCAATTGTTGCAATTCCGTACTGGACTGCACATTCATGTTCGATTTTGCATCCGCGGTACTTGTGCCACTCTGGTGCAAAATAAGCTACATCTGCTGATGCTAAAAGCTCTAATGATTTTCCAAGGAACCACAATGGCTTCGCATCGTGTGGTGCATCCTTAAAGAAAGAATCAATGACTTCTACATCATCTCCTACTTTCTGTTTTGCTGCTGCAATCGCTTTCTCACGTTCCTGAAGAATCTGCTCGTCCGTTTTGTCCTTCATCGGTTGACTGATAAATAATTTCTTCACTTTTTGTCTCCTCCTTGATATTTGTCTTTGAATCAATTAATTTCTGCGTGACATCCAAGCCAGCAATTAAAAACTGTGGAACATTTACATGCATTCTTACCAAATTTTCCAGGATGCTTCTCACTTCATTGACCATGTAAGTCGCCAGTGTAAACCATCCGAGCATCATCATGAATGACAAATCTATGCCGATTATTTTTCCCATCTCGACAAAGCAATGTGACATGAAGAATGCTAGTCCAATAACGATCCAGTAGGACACTTTTTTCCAAACGCCCTTTGCTCCAATCGCACTTGATTCATTCTTTTCGTAATATTTTGCTTTGACAAATCCGGTTGCGTAATCAATGACATTTAAAATCAGGAATCCTGCAAACAGGAACCAATACTTTCCGAGAATTGCCACCCCAATTGCTGCGATTGCACCATAAATCATGTTAACTTTGTCAAATACTTTCATAGACCATCCTCTCTTTCTTTTTTATAATTTGATTATAATTCCACCAACCTTCCTTTTTGTGCCGACTTTAAAGCGCAAAAAAAGCGCCGGACAACTAACCCTTTAAAGGTCAAGTGTTCGGCGCTAGGCTCTGGAAATATTATAACACTCTTATTTCGATTATGCTATTATTTTCTTCATGATTTAACATAGATATTCCTTTTTTTGTTAATACATAAAAATTGCTACACGGTTCAGAACTCTCTGATAATGGTATCGGCGGTATCTTTTTGATTAATCCTTTATCCAGCATCTCATCAATCAAATCCCAAACTATAAATTCCTGTTCATGCAAGTCGCGTGCCACTGTGTGAAAGCTCACTGGTTTTCCTTCCTGTAACATAATTTTAATAATTTTTTCTTCCATGGTCTTTACCTCCTTATGCATTCACAATAGCACTAACTTATTTTTTCCTGCCCCCTCTTTTGGTAAAAATTTTAAATTTTTAAGCGACATACATATTGTATTTTCTCTCAATATCTCTATCTTCGAGAATGATATAGCCTTTTTCCAAAATGTCTACCGAACCAGAGTTTAACTGATAAAATGACATTTTATGTGTTATCGTCTAGCACTGATACTAGAGATGATTACTCCGTTGGATTTTTAATTGATAATAGCCTTATTGGTTATATGATTTTTAATATGGGGTGGGTACATGTACGTTATGAAGTTGACACTACTGGCGTAAGAACATATATTAAATACGGTTCTAATGAATGGTGGAGATTTAGTTAATATCAGCTTTTTCTTATAAAATGGGGATTAATTAAGAACAATAAAACCAGCTCCTAACGATCCGCCGCCACTATCATTAGTTTTAAAGCCGCATTGCGTGCCAGCATAAAAATTCATTTTGACACCATTCATGCTAGTACCATTATCTCTATGTCCCATGACGCCATTTGAGTAAAAATCAATGTCACGTTTATTATATCCCTGCCAGTAGACGGTTGCTGTAAAGTTACGTTTCGGAACTATGCCATAACCGTTTACTGTAAAATAATTAGGATTAACACCAGTCCAGCCGCTTACCCATTGATTATTACTATAAGCATCAATTGACCGCCATCCTGCAATGCAGCAACCACTCACGCCTGTTAATGCTCCATCAGATTTTCCGGCATTATACCCATTATTATACCCAGTTTTGTAATTAGTGCTGTTTGCATTAGCACGGTTATCCGCATCCGTCACGCCTTGCGCATAGCCTTGATCATATGATTTAAAAGGGGATACTGTACCGGCACCTCCTGTTCCACTTCCAAAGTATTTATATAAAGTGCTATTTTCTGCTGATAAAGTTCTCTGTTGTACAATACCCCAGACAGTCCTTCCGGGGAATAATGTAGTGGTATCCGTGGACAAAGTACCAGAAAACCAATCTGCATTTGATGCAACTACATCAAATTCGACTGTATATGCAGGAGATAACTGCCCTAGTAAATAATTTTTATTTATATAATCGCAGACAGCTTTTGCGTCAGCAGCAATATTTGGCAGTATTAATCTGAGATACGTTTTCTTTGAATTATTAACATTAGTTAAACTCTGGTTTAACTGTGTACACTGATCTTGCAAATTCTTTCCTGCCGATGCAGATAAAGCAAATTCATCATTATCTGTTGCAAGAGAAGAAGTAATGCCTTTCATTGCTCCAAATCTATATTCAACTGTATCTGTGTCATCAGTTCCATCGCCCATGTGAACTGTCTGTGAGCTTGTCCACCTTGATAATAATTTATATCCACTACTCGTAAGTATGTAATTTTTCATTTTAGTAAAGCCACTTGCAATACTCATATAATTTCCTCCTATCAATATTCTTGTTGCCAAATTACTTTGTTTTTCATTTCAGACTCTGTTGGCTTTGTAATAATTGGGTTATAATATTCTTTCTTAATTTGACATAAAGAATAAATTTTTTGTTCCCATGAATTTAAAAGAGAAGCAGTAACACTATCTATCTGGCTATTGTTAGATAATAGGGTTACTGCTTCTTGATATTTTTTTTCTTTTATTAAGTTTGTATGTTGATTGTATATATCTTTATCATCAATAGATATATCATTTCTCAAAGTAGGATAATAATCACTTAAAACCATATTTCTCCTCCTAGTATTCCTTTAACCATTCGCTGCCTTCGTTTAGCTTGTATGCGTCAACGTCAGGTTGTTCTTTCTGAATAATAATTCTTTGAGAATAAAATATCTCTTTTGCTAAATCGTAGATTCCAAGTTCAATTTTATTAAAAGATTCACAATTAACACCATGTGGCTTTAATATTTTTTCATTATCTTTTGCATATTGAAAAGCTGCAACATTGTCACCAGAATCTCTCAATCTGTAAAATTCATCAAT